ATATGCAAACAAAAACTTGCCCTAAATGCGGGGCTTGCTGGATTGGTGGTCAGCATTTTTGGTCTGGCACTACCAAGAAAGGCAACGAGACAGAGCTTGCTAGTTTAGTTTGTGATAACGAAAGAATAGGCGATGATACATGTATTAACCCAGCAAAAGGAACAACAAAAGGTGACGGGTGGAAAAAAAGGTTAAATACATTAGGAGTATTGACGAAAAATTAGAAAAAACAAATGAGTGATGCAGTATATCTTGGCAATCCTAACTTAAAAAAAGCCAACACACCAATAAATTTTACTAAAAAACAGGTCCAGGAATTTATTAAGTGCAAGGACGACCCAGTTTATTTTACAAAGAATCATATCAAGATCGTTTCTTTGGATGAAGGTCTTGTGCCATTCAAGATGTGGGACTTCCAAGAACAATTAATACATAATTTTCACAACCATAGATTTAATATTGCTAAACTTCCAAGACAGACAGGAAAATCGACAACGGTTATTTCCTATCTGTTGCATTATGCTTTGTTTAACGACAATGTAAAGATTGCTATTCTAGCAAACAAAGCAGAAACATCAAGAGAATTGCTTTCTCGTTTGCAGTTGGCATATGAGAATCTTCCTAAGTGGATGCAGATGGGTATTGTGGCATGGAATAAAGGGTCGATGGAATTGGAGAATGGTAGTAAGATTATTGCTGCTTCTACATCATCTTCTGCTGTCCGAGGAAACTCTTTTAACATCATCTTTCTGGACGAATTTGCGTTTATTCCAAACCATATTTCAGAGCAGTTTTTCTCCTCTGTGTATCCTACTATTTCGTCTGGTAAAACAACAAAGGTCATTATCATTTCTACCCCACAGGGTATGAATATGTTTTATAAGCTTTGGCATGATGCTGAGCGCGGTAAGAATGGTTATGTGCCGCTTGAAGTGCATTGGTCTCAGGTGCCTGGTCGTGATGCTAAGTGGAAAGAAGAAACAATTGCAAATACTTCTCAAAGACAGTTTGAGCAAGAATTTGAATGTAACTTTTTGGGATCTGTAGATACTCTTATTTCAGCATCTAAACTCCGCGCCATGGTTTATGATGACCCCATACAAGATAATGGTAAGGGTCTCAAAGTCTATGAGAAAGTAAAGGAAGACAGAGATTATATTATAACTGTTGATGTGTCTCGCGGCACAAACAATGATTACTCAGCATTTGTGGTATTTGATATTACTTCTCTGCCATGGAAGGTAGTTGCAAAGTATCGCAACAATGAAATCAAACCTATTCTGTTTCCGAGTATTGTAGATCAAGTTGCTAAAAATTACAACAAGGCATACATCTTAATTGAAATTAATGATATTGGTGAGCAAGTGGGAAATATTCTTCATTATGATTTAGAGTATCCAAATATTCTGATGTGTGCGATGAGAGGTCGTGCTGGGCAGATTGTGGGGCAAGGATTTTCTGGCACCAAATCTCAATTAGGTTTGAAGATGTCTAAGGTAACTAAAAAAGTTGGATGCTCTAATCTTAAAACATTAATTGAAGATGATAAGTTGCTTATTCCTGACTACGAAATTATTAGTGAGCTTACAACATTCATTCAAAAGAATCAATCTTTTGAAGCAGATGAAGGATATAATGATGATTTAGTTATGTGTTTGGTTATCTTTGCTTGGTTGGCAGTTCAACCTTACTTTAGGGAGATGACTGATAATGATGTTCGTAAGAGAATCTACGAAGAACAGAAGAATCAAATCGAACAAGACATGGCACCTTTTGGATTCATATCGGATGGAATCACTGATAGCGAAGAAAAATTTGTAGATGATGATGGAAATATTTGGTACACAGATGGTTATGGAAATCCATATGCAGATGTAGAATACATGGTACGTTTTTAATGGACGACTTAGAAGATCAAATTTCTTTAGAGCATTTACTGTTTCGAGAAAGAACATGCAGAACCTGTGGGGAGACAAAAGATCTTATGTCAGACTTTTATGTAATTCGTCGAACAAAAAAATATCTTCCATCTGCATATTCTTATGAATGTAAAGATTGTACTATGAAAAGAGTGCAATCAAGCCGCAGTAAAAAGAAGGTACAGCATTTTACATGGGAGTATCCTGACTGGTAAAGTGTTCATGCATTGTTTCCCCATTTGAAAAGTGCAAAATAATAAATATTTGTAGATTAAAATGAATTAATTTTCACGAGGAAAAACACATGTCTGGTCAAGTATCACCTGGAATTATTCTAAGAGAGCGTGATTTAACTACTCAAACCATTGTTAATACTCAAGCAACTACTGCTGCTATGGTTGGTAGTTTTGCACAAGGTCCAATAGGATCTATCGTTGATATTAGTTCCGAAAAAGAATTGTTGGAAACATTTGGTGCTCCAAATAATAATAATTATGAAGATTGGTTTACAGCACAAACCTTTCTTTCATACGGTGGAAGACTAAAAATTGCTCGTGTAGCAGATCCTGCGCTTAAAAATGCAGTTGATAGCACCGCAGCAACTGCTGTAGCAATTCCATCACTCACTGCATTCCAAACAGCTTTCAGCACATATGATTGGCAATTTGCAGCAAGAACTGCTGGTACTTGGGCAAATGGACTCAAGATTGCGATTGTAGACGGCGGTGTTGCCAATTATGCTACTGCCACAATTTATGGTACAACTCTTTGGAGTACAATTGCACTTGATCCAGGCGGATCTGATGATCTGCATATTGCAGTTTTAGATGCAAACAACAATATTTTAGAAACATACCTTTATGTTTCAAGACTGGCAACTGCTAAAGATTCTCAAGGCGGGTCAATTTTCTATAAGAACGTAATCAATAATCGTTCTAAGCTTATTTACGCTGGTCCTGAAAATGTAGCTGCAGGTGAGACAGATGTCAGTCTTAGTGGTGGTGTAGATGCTTATACCACTACCGTATCTAATATCACAGCTGCTTTTGATCTTTTTGATAATTCAGAAGAACTGAATATTGATTTTATCATTACTGGCGGAAGTCTTGCAGTAGAAGCAGATCAAGTAACTAAGGCACAAAAAGCAATCGCTCTTGCTACATCAAGAAAAGATTGTATTGCTTTTGTTTCTCCTCACAATGGATTACTTACACTGTCAACTCCTTCGGCAAAAAGAGATGATATTATTACTTTCTTTGATACAGTAGGATCAAGCAATTCATACACAGTATTTGATAGTGGTTACAAATATGTTTATGATAAGTACAATGATACTTATCGTTTTATTCCTTGCTGCGGTGATGTTGCTGGCATTTGTGTAGATGTTTCTGCTAATGCTGAAGATTGGTTTTCACCTGCTGGACTTAATAGAGGAAATCTTAAGAACGTCGTTAAACTTGCATATTCTCCTGGGAAAAACGATAGAGATAGTCTCTATCTTAAGAGAATAAATCCAATTGCAACTTTCCCTGGGCAAGGAACAGTTTTATTTGGTGATAAAACTGCTCTTAGCACTCCAAGTGCTTTTGATAGAATCAATGTTCGTCGTCTATTCCTTGCTATTGAAAAAAGAATTGGTGGTCTTGCTAAAACTGTTTTATTCGAACAAAATGATGAATCAACAAGAACCGCTTTCTATTCCGCAGCAAGTTCTTATCTTTATGAAGTTCAATCAAAAAGAGGAGTTACAGACTTCCTTGTAGTTTGTGACGCTTCAAATAATACACCAGATGTAATTGATAGAAATGAATTTGTTGCTGACATTTATATTAAACCAACTCGTTCAATTAACTACATTACAGTTACTTTTGTTGCTACAAGATCTGGCGTTGATTTTTCTGAAGTAATTAGAACCAACGCATAATTTTAATTTAAAACTATTTACGAGGTAAAAAGAAATGCCAATCAACAGTAAAGTTTCTGAATTTTTAGATAGAATTCAACAGGGCATAAGGCCCAATATGTTCCTGTGTGAGTTTCAATTTCCAACCGCAGGAGCTCCCGCATCTACTGACTTAGATTTAGTCAATATTCTTTGTAAGTCTGCTGCTCTTCCTGCATCAAACTTGGGTGTTATTGAAGTTCCATTTAGAGGAAGAGTTGTAAAAATTGCTGGAGATAGAACATTTGATACTTGGACAGCAACTTTCATTAATGACAAAGACTTCAAGATTCGTCAGTTTATGGAAAAGTGGATGGAGAATATTAACAAGCACGAAGATAATACTGCTCTTGCCATTGTACCTGAAGTATCAACTGGGTACACTGGAAACATTATTGTCAAGCAATTGGAAAGAGATAACAGTGCAACCGCTGGTACTATAAGACAATATAAATTATGGGATGTTTTCCCAACTAATATTTCTCAGATTGATCTTGCTTATGATAGCAATGATCAGATTGAAGATTTCACAGTTGAATTTCAATTACAATATTGGACCGTGGAAAATGTAGGTCGTGGCGCAAACGGTGGAATTCTGTAAGATAAATAGATTATAAGTTAGTGAGACAATTTAAATATGAGTCAACTTTTTGGATTTTCAATTAAAAGTAAACAGGAGGAATTGAAAGGACAATCACCAATTCCTCCTTCAGCAGATGATGCAGTAACCACCGTAGCTGGTGGTTATTTTGGTTCATATGTAGATATTGATGGCGTAGCACGTAATGAGTTTGATCTCATCAGGCGTTATCGTGATATGTCTATGCATCCAGAAGTTGACTCTGCAATTGATGAAATTGTTAATGAAGCAATTAACTCAAGTTTAGATGACACTCCTGTTCAAATAGAATTATCAAATTTAGAAGTAAGCGAATCAATTAAAAAGAAAATTCGTGAAGAGTTTCAATATCTTCTGCGCCTTCTGCATTTTGATACCAGAGCACATGAAATTTTTAGAACTTGGTATATCGATGGTCGTATATACTACCACAAAGTTATTGATCTTGCAAATCCAAAATCTGGCATTACAGAACTAAGATACATCGACCCCCTTAAAATTAAAAAAGTAAGAGTACAAAACAAAGATCCAAGACTAGCGCAAGTATTATCAGCGAATACAGCGGATCCTTCAAATGCACTTGCATATGATTTTGGAAATTATGTAGAATACTACATGTATAATCCTAAGGGATTCATCAGTTCAACTTTTGACGTTAACAATGCAACAAGTGGCGTCAAGATTGCAAATGATTCAATCACTTATATTCAATCTGGTATTCAAGACCTCAACAAAAAAATGGTCTTGAGTTTCCTACACAAAGCAATCAAATCACTTAACCAGCTTCGCATGATTGAAGATGCCCTGGTTATCTACAGACTATCACGCGCACCAGAAAGAAGAATCTTCTACATTGACGTAGGTAATCTTCCTAAGGTAAAAGCAGAACAATACCTCAGAGAGGTAATGGCGCGTTACAGAAATAAACTTGTTTATGACGCACAGACAGGAGAGATTCGTGATGATAAAAAGCATATGTCGATGCTTGAGGACTTTTGGCTCCCTCGTCGTGAGGGTGGTAGAGGAACGGAAATTACTACTCTCCCTGGTGGGCAAAATCTTGGGGAACTCAAAGACGTAGAGTATTTTAAAAAGAAACTTTATAACTCACTTAACCTTCCTCCATCGCGTTTAGATGATGCCAACCAAGGATTCTCGCTTGGTCGTTCATCTGAGATTCTTCGTGATGAACTTAAGTTCTCTAAATGGATTGGGCGCCTTCGTAAGAAGTTTAGCGCACTATTCCATGACATGCTTAAAACTCAACTCATTCTAAAAGGAGTTATTGCTCCAGAAGATTGGGAAGAAATGCAAGAACATATTCAATATGATTTTCAATTTGATAATCATTTTGAAGAACTTAAGCAAGCGGAATTGATGGGCAATCGTTTACAAGTTGCAACTGCTCTTGATCCTTTCTTAGGAAAGTATTACTCAATCGAGTATGTTAGAAAACAAGTTCTCATGCAAAACGATACTGAGTACGAAGAAATTTCTAAGCAAATGGAAAATGAAATTGCGGAAGGTAAGATTCCTGATCCTATTCACACAAATCTAATGAACGCAGCAAGTTTGGAAGTCGGAGCATTGCCGCCACCACCACCTGCACCAGCTGCACCAGTTGCTTCACCAAAACCTAAAACATCAGAAAAATAAATAATTTATTATAGGTAAATTACATGGACACTTTTGAAGTAGTTAATGCCGTCCGTGACGGCAATCGAGTTCAAGCACTCGATAAAATCGCTGATCTCCTTTATGGAAAAGCAGCGGAAGCAATGAAAGATTATAAGCAAGTTGTTGCACAATCTTTCTTTGATGAACCAGAAACTCCTGAAGAGGAGGTAGAAGAAACCCCATCAGAGGAAACAGACCAATGAAACTAATCACCGAGAGTATTGAGGATATTCAAATCCTCGAAGAAGAATCAAACGGCAAAAAAATCCTGCACATCGAAGGTGTATTCCTTCAAGGTGATATTAAAAATCGTAATGGTCGTGTCTATCCATTTAGCGTTCTTGAGCGCGAAGTTGGCAGATACAATGAGCAATATGTAAATGTTGGTCGTGCTCTTGGTGAACTGGGTCATCCCGATGGTCCTACTGTAAATTTAGATCGTGTATCCCATAAAATTGTTTCTTTAAAATCAGAAGGAACAAATTTTGTTGGCAAAGCACAAATTTTAAATACACCAATGGGAAATATTGCTAAGTCACTTTTAGAATCAGGAGTGAAACTTGGTGTTTCTTCAAGAGGTATGGGTTCTATTGAAGAAAAGAATGGAGCTAATTATGTTCGTGATGATTTCATGCTTGCTACTGCTGCTGATATTGTTGCAGATCCTTCCGCACCTGATGCATTTGTAAACGGAATTATGGAAGGAAAAGAGTGGATTTGGGAAAATGGTATCATAAAAGAAGTTAATGTTGCTAAATACCAAAGATATATTTCTGAATCAACCAGAAAAAATATTGAAGAGAGGTCGTTAAAAGCTTTTAACCACTTCTTACAAAGTTTATAATTTCATAAATAATCATAGAATAAACATATAGTAAGTATTACGAGGAATCTCAAATGTCAGATAACTTAAACGAAAAGTTTGAGGAGCTTGTAACTGAGTCAGAAGTTGGCACAAGTGCGCTCACGCCCGCAATTGTTCCTAATCAATCATCTGGTATCGGTCAATACATGCATCCTGTAACTGGTCAAGTTGGTGATGCTCAAACTAGAGGTGGCGGGAAAGATAGTGGATTTACACTTCCTACTTCTCTTGTTCCTGGGCAATCAGAAGAAGATAATGGTGGTTCAGATTTTGAATCTCCTGAGGGTGAAGATAATCCTGGAGCAAAAGCTGCTAAGCACAATAAGAAAGTTGCAGATGCTCAAACCACTCCCAAAGGTGTTGAGTCAGCATTTTCAATTAAGTCATCTGGATATGGCGTAGAGAATGGTCCCAACAATGTAAAAGTTTTTGGTATGGAAGCAATCAATTATTCCGCTGCGGAAGATGTTGCTGCCCTTACCGAAGGTGGAGAATTCTCCGAAGATTTCAAAGCAAAAGCAACTACAATCTTCGAAGCTGCTGTTAAGTCAAGAATCGAGGAGCAAGTTCTTGCTATCGCTTCTTCTCTTGAAGAGCAGTTTTCCACTAAACTACAAGAAGAAATTGCAACTCTTGCAGAAAAAGTTGATGCAACACTCAACTATGCAATCTCTACTTGGGTAGAAGAGAACCAAGTTGCACTCGATGCAGGTCTCAAACTTGAGATCGCAGAAGAGTTCATGGATGGTCTCAAAAAAGTTTTTGAAGAAAACTACCTCAATCTCCCTGCAGAGAAAGTTGATGCTGTTGAAGCAATGACTGAGGAGCTTTGTGAAATGGAAAGTCGCCTTACCGAACAGGTTGAGCGTAATATTGATCTTAATCATAAACTCGCTGGTTATCAAAAACAAGCTATTCTCTCTTATATGAGTGATGGTCTTGTCGATACTCAAAGAGAAAAACTTGCTTCTCTTGCTGAAGGAGTAGAATTTGTTTCTGAAGAAGACTTCAAGAACAAAGTCGCAACTCTCATTAGCAGCTACTTCCCTAAGCATGTAGTAAATGAGCAAGTAACCCCCCAAGTTTCAGGTGAACAATCAACTGAAGACGTGTCACCAGCAATGGCTGCATATCTTCAAGCGATCTCACGTTGGAACAACTGATTTAAACAATAACCCAAACAACTCAAAGGAGTAAAAGCAAAATGTCTGATCTAAGAATTTTGCAGGAAAAATGGGCACCTGTTCTAGGTCATAAGGATCTTCCAGAAATTGCTGATCCATATCGTAGAAAAGTTGTCGCTACCCTGCTAGAAAATCAAGAGCGTGCAATCCGCGAAGAGCATGGAATGCTCAACGAAGCATTGCCAGTAAACGCACTGGGCGCTGGTACTATTTCACCTGCTGGTTCAGCTCTATCATCGACCAACACTGCTGGTCTTGCTGGTTTCGATCCAATCCTAATCAGCCTAATCCGCCGTTCAATGCCTAACCTTGTCGCTTATGACATCGCTGGCGTTCAACCAATGAGCGGTCCTACTGGTCTTATCTTCGCAATGCGTGCTCGTTACGAGAACCAAGGCGGCGCTGAGGCTCTCTACTACGAACCAGATGCAGGATTCTCTGGTGGTTCTGATGCAACAGTTGGTGCCTACAATGTCCGCAACACTTCTGGTGTTGGTGGTGACGCAGAAGGTAACAACCCTGCTGTTCTTAATGACAGTTCACCTGGAACCTATGAGCGTGGAACAACTTCGCTAACCAGAGAAAATTCTGAAGTTCTCGGTGAAGCTGGAACCCTGTTCCGTGAGATGTCATTCAGCATCGAAAAGACCTCGGTAACCGCTAAGACTCGTGCTCTCAAGGCAGAATACACCTTGGAACTAGCACAAGACCTTAAGGCAATCCACGGTCTTGATGCTGAGCAAGAGCTCGCCAACCTACTCTCAAGCGAGATCCTCGCTGAGATCAACCGTGAAATCATCCGTACCGTCTACACTGTTGCACTTCCTGGTGCTCAGAACGACGTTGCTACTCAAGGTACTTTCGACCTTGATATCGATTCAAACGGTCGTTGGATGGCAGAGAAGTTCAAGGGTCTTCTGTTCCAGATTCAGCGTGATGCAAACGCTATCGGTCAACTCACCCGCAGAGGTAAGGGCAACTTCATGATTTGCTCCTCTGACGTTGCTTCGGCAATGAGCATGGCTGGTATGCTTGATTACGCTCCTGCTCTCAACACAACCCTTAATGTTGATGACACTGGTAACGTATTTGCTGGTGTTCTTCAGGGTGGTATCCGTGTTTACATCGATCCATTCGGTGCTCCTATCTATAGTCAGTCACAAGCTGCTAAGCACTACTACGTCATGGGTTACAAGGGCACATCACCTTATGATGCTGGTCTCTTCTATTGCCCATACGTTCCTCTCCAAATGGTTCGTTCTATCAATCCTGATACGTTCCAACCTAAGATTGGATTCAAGACACGTTACGGTATGGTCAGCAATCCATTCGTTTCAACAACGAATACAAACGGTATCGCTGGTGCTACTCCTGACGGTCAAACACTCACTGCTAATACCAACCAGTATTACAGAAGAGTTAAGGTTATCAACCTTACCTGATTTATTAGGTCATTTTACTCAAACCCCCGAAAGGGGGTTTTTTTATGTGCCTAAATAAAAATAAAACACTATGGCAACTGATAAAAGTACAAAGGCAAGATGGTATCTTGACCAGCCAGGTAACAGAAATTTTTTGGCACCAGCTGGATTTAAAATGAATTTAGATATTTTTCCTGGAGTAGACTTTTTTTGTCAGTCCGCAAATCTTCCTGATATAAGTGTTGGTTTTGCAGAAGCACCAACAAGATTTAGAGGTATTCCTTTACCAGCATCTGGCGGTGTAAGATTTGGAGATCTTTCTTTAAAATTTATGGTTGATGAAGATCTAAAAAATTATATCTCTGTATGGAAATGGATTACTAAAAATAATATGGCAGAAGAAGGTGCTCCAGAAGTAGAATATTCAAATGCCCAATTACAAATTTTAAATAGTAGTTTTATTCCAAACATAAATGTAATTTTTGAAAATATTTTTCCTGTTGATTTATCAGAATTAAATTTTAATGTTGAGGATGAACAAGTAGATTATTTAACGGCATCAGTTACATTTAAATTTACTCGATATACTTTTAATAATAAAAATAATAGAAGGATTTAATTTATGAAATTTGATGACTTGAAAACCCTCTTTAATCATGTTAGATCAGAATGGGAAGAAGATTCAAAGATTGACTTCCAATTCAAAAACAAACAATACTCAGCAGATCTTGCACAGATCTCATTAGACATTCCTTACCAGCACAATAAATATTTAAACTTCTACAACGATTTCTCCACAGAAAAGACAGCACTGGAATTCCAGTATCGTATGAAGTTAAAACAAAAAAGAGAATACTATCAAGGAGAAGCAGACCCCGAAGTTTATAAAGAAAAACCTTTTGGACAATCCATTAAAACATCCGAGAAGATGAAAGTATATCTTGAGGCGGATGAGGATTTGATTAACATTGAAATGAAGATAGAGTTTATTAGTAAGGCACTCTACTTTTTGGATAATATTCTTAAGATGATATCCAATAGAAGTTTCCAGATTAAAAACGCTATCGAGTGGGAGAAGTTTATTAATGGTAGCACCTAATGACAGAACTTGTAGTATCGAAGAAAAATAATATTTTCCTCACGATTAAAGCAGAACCACATGTACATTACGAGCTTGCAGATTATTTCACATTCGATATTCCAAACGCCAAGTTTATGCCCCAGTATAAAAGTGGTGTATGGGATGGAAAAATTAGATTGTATTCACCAGGAACAGGCGAGCTCTATTGTGGTCTCATCTCACATCTCAAAGAGTGGAGCGGAGTCAAAGGTTATTCAATCGAGTATCAAGGTAATAAGTTCTACGGAGATGTAGAAGAAATCAATCCACAGATTACACCAGAAGGCGTGAGTGGATTTATGAATGCTATCTGCCCTAATCATACACCAAGAGATTATCAAGTCAAGGCAGTATATGAAGCTCTTCTAAACAATCGCCGTCTGCTACTTTCCCCCACTGCTTCTGGTAAGTCGCTGATGATTTACTCTTTGGTAAGATACTACTACGCTTCTGAATATAAGAAGACAGGAAGTAAAACTCTTATCATTGTTCCTACCACTTCACTGGTAGAACAGATGTATAAAGATTTTGAAGATTATGGATGGAATGTAGAAGAACATTGCCATAAGATCTACGGCGGTAAAGATAAGAATATAGAGAAAGCAGTTATCATTTCTACGTGGCAATCTATCTACAAGTTTCCTAAGCGTTGGTTTGATGACTTCTCTTGTGTGATTGGAGATGAAGCACACCTATTCAAATCTAAATCACTCACTGGCATCATGACTAAACTACATGAAGCTAAGTATCGTTTTGGTTTCACTGGAACACTTGACGGTTCAGCAACACACAAGTGGGTGCTTGAAGGATTGTTTGGCGAATGTAAGCATGTTACTAAAACAGAAAAGTTAATTAAAGAAGGTCACCTATCGGATTTCCGTATTAAGGTTCTTCTACTCAAACATGAGAAAGAACAGTTCTTTGATTATCAAAATGAAATAGATGCGATTGTAGATAATCCAAAACGTAATCGTTTGATTAAAAATTTAGTACGTGATCTGGAAGGTAACACATTGGTTCTATTTAATTACGTTGAACGTCACGGGATACCTTTATACGAAAGCATAAATAATATCGTTAGCGATGGTCGTAAAGTTTTTCTGGTCTATGGTGGTGTAGACACAGAAGAAAGAGAAGAGATTAGACGAATTACTGAAACTGAGAATGACGCAGTAATTGTAGCTTCATACGGAACATTCAGCACTGGCATTAACATTCGTAATCTACACAATGTTGTATTTGCCTCACCATCAAAATCAAGAATAAGAAACTTACAATCTATTGGGCGTGTATTGCGTAAGGGCGACAACAAAACTTATGCAACTCTTTATGACATTGCTGATGAGTATTGCAGAACTCCTCAGAAAAATTACACCTTGAAACATTTAGATGAACGATTGAAAATATACGAGGAAGAAAAGTTTAATGTAGAAATAATCAAAATCGATTTAAGATAATATGGAAGAAGAATTTTACGCAACAATAAAATTAAGTTCTGGAGAAGAGATTGTAGCTAAAGTTAGTTACGATCCAAACGATGATATTATTGTTGTTTTTCAACCCAGATTAGTTTCAAAAACTATGATAAAAAGAAAGGGAATGAAAATTGAAGGATTTGAATTTTCTTCCTGGATGAACGCTACTCCAGATGATATGTTTATTATTCCCAGATCTCAAATTATTACTATGATTGAAGCAGATCAAAAAATTATTCATTTTTATGAGACATACTTAAAAAGAAAATATGAACAAGAGGAGCAACTCCAAAATGGAGGTATTCCTGGAAACCGCCGTGACTCAAAGTTTATGGATGGATACATTACATCAACTAAAGATGCTAGAAGTATTTTAGAACAGATATATAACAAATCTTGAAAGCGCAACAATGCTATTATACACAAATTAAAAAGATCTGTCAAGCCCCTTTACAAAAGTATGTTCATATGCTACAATTTTGATTAGAGTAATGTAAAAAGATGATCACCTCAGAAACTCCAAAAATAATGACAAGAAAGAAGACGGAAAATTACGTCAATAACCGAGAATTTTTGGATGCACTGGTGGTGTATAGAATTGATTGTGCAAAAGCAGCAACAAATGGAAATCCTCGTCCACGCATTCCAAATTATATTGGGGAATGTTTTTATAAGATAGCTACACACTTGTCATATAAACCTAATTTTGTAAACTATATGTTTAGGGATGATATGATTGGAGATGGTGTAGAAAATTGTGTGCAATACATCGCTAATTTTGATCCAGAAAAATCCACTAATCCATTTGCTTATTTTACTCAAGTTATTTACTTCGCTTTTCTACGTCGTATTGCTAAAGAAAAAAAACAGTTAGAAACAAAAGCTAAACTGCTTGAAAAATCTGGATACGATGAAGTTTTGTATACAGATAATTATGGATCAGATATGCATGGTTATAATACAACTTATTCAGATTTGAATAGCATTAAAGAAAATCTTGAGATGAGATCTAAACGATGACAGTAGCATTAATCACTGACCAACATTTAGACGGGAGGAAAGGCAGTGTTGCGTTTTGGGAATACTTTAAAAAATTCTACGACGACATCTTCTTCCCCACTCTCGAAAAACACGGAGTCAGAACTATTATTGATCTTGGTGATACGTTTGATAATCGTAAGGGGATCGATTTTAATGTTTGGAGCAGGGTGCGTCAACATTATTTTCAACGCCTTGAAGACATGGGTATCTTCGTTCACATGATTCTTGGCAATCACTGTACCTATTATAAGAATACCAACGAGATTAACTCACCAGATTTGCTGCTGAAAGATTTTAGTAATATTGAAATCTACTCTCGCCCAGAGACAGTAATGATTGATGACACTAAGATTCTTATGCTTCCTTGGATTAACTCTTCTAACATGGAAGAGACAATGACATGGATTAATGATACCAGTGCGGAAATTGCTATGGGTCATTTGGAGTTAAATGGATTTTTAGTTACTCCTGGCATGACAATGGATCATGGTATGGATCCTGCTATCTTTAAAAAATTTAAACAAGTAT